TTATATCAAGTCTAAAATCTTTGTCTTTGCAATAGCGTCCAGCTTCATATCTTGAAGTCCCTGTTTCATGTATTCCGCTGCCTTTTTGTTGGCATCGTCCATGTCTTTTGCAGCTATTAGAACATAATACTTGTTCTCTTTTTCTTTCCCGTTTTCGTCTACGAAAATCTCAACAAGAGTGACCTTATAAAAGAACTCATCTTCCTGCTTCTCATTGACAATCTCACGTATCTTACTCCGGCTGATTGCGAAAACATCACACTCACCGTTGTATAGCTCATTGCCTTTCAATTCCACATGACCGAAAAGCTCATCATCGGTTATGTAATGTTCGGTGACTTCCTTTTCATCACCTTTCTCGTTAACCTTGTTTACTTTTAGCTTAAATTCGTATAGCATGATATTATATGTTTATAGGTTACACATCAGAACGGGAGGTCGTCTTCCCCGTCGGTCTGTAAGGTTGGCGCTTCCACCGTAGCTGCGGCATTCCCGGAACCCTCAAACTCATAAGGCTTGAAGTCTCCCAAGTAAACCTTTGACTTGGCTTCTGCTTCTGTCTTGTTCGCATCCTTATACTGCTTTGATAAGTATTGTTTGCAGTAATGGGTATTGCCGTATTGGCTCGGCTCTCTACGCTCATTAATATTAACGTTAAGATAGACGGCTTTTGCTTTCAGGTTCTCGTCCATACTTACATAAAGGTCGTTTTCTTCTATCGGAATGACAACGCATTTCTTATTCTTGATTGTTGCTATGCCCGCTTTTTCGAGCTTTAGCAAATTTACGCTTCCGGTTAAATTCATTTTCTATTCAATATTTGATTAATGATTTTGTTTGCTTCGGTTATCCGTCTCTCAAATTCAGCGATTACGGCATCGTCCCTTGTTATCTCTACAATGTGAATGTTGTGTTTCAAGAAAGGGCAGAAAACGGCAAAATCAGCTTTGCCCAATCCTGTACAGGACATCTCCGCTTGTACTTGGTAGAAGTATAGAGGATTTACTGATTTAAGCGTATCGTTATCCTTAACCTCATTCATATACTCCATGAACTTTTTAGGAGTTGGGCATTTTATTTCCACCACCTTTCTTAAGCCGTCTTTAATCGCTATGCGGTCGGGAGAAGCGGAGAAGTAAGGTATTGTAGGGTGCTGTATACTTTCGCACTCTTCAAGTTCGCATCTTGTGACAAGCTGGTAACGTTCGGCGGCAAAATCTTCATTTTCGTGTCCGAACTCTATAAACTTGTTGTTGATGCTTACCTGGTTTTGGTATATCTCAAACAGATAATCATCTTCAATATACTTAGGGAGTAGGTTTCTTTCTGCTGCGACTTCATATATGTATGAAAGGGCTGTCTTCCCAAACAGCTCCCCTTTCTTTCCGCTTGTCATTAAGTCCCCGATGCGACTTCCTGTAAAGTTCCCCAGGCGTTGGCGAAGCCATCCAAAACTACCCTGTTCAATCATTTTGTCTCAGTATTAAATAATTCGCCTGTGTTTTCATCGACAACTTCCGCTTCCTGCAAAGCCTCTTTCATTGCATTGCGTCTGGCTTCCTCATTGTCGGGATTATCATTGTACGACACTTCGGCTTCGTCTATGTCGGTTTCTGCCAGGTTATCCTTTATAATAGCCTGGTCGAATGTTTGGGCACGTTGCATTTCAATACTTAAGATACCAAACTTAGAAAGTAGCATTTTTAAAACTGTCTTCTTTGCCATAGAGTCAAAGTCGGTAGACCATATGCCTGTGCCGCGTTTATACGTTTGCGAAAACTTCCTTCCGTGTTTTTCACAATCTTCCTTGCTCATATAGAGAAACTTCTCAAAACCGTTGATGAGACTGAAATAAGCCATATAGCCTACTATCTTATCAGAAGCGCGTTCTCCAAATTCATATTCTCCGGTAAATCGGTTCGACTTCTTTATCTCCCCCTCATATATCTCATTTACGTTTATTGTCTTATATTGACCGCTACGCATAGCAAGTTGAACAAAACCTCTCCAGCCCATTTGAAATTGCGCTTGATTGCCGTAAGGGACAACGTAAGCAAATCCGAGATTGGGATTGATAGGTAAATCTAAAGTAGCTGCTACCACAGCGGCATTCATGATAGACTGTGGTTCTGCCTTTTGAAGCAATGTATTGCTATTGGCAACCGCTACTATCGAACTGATAAATCCCGGCGCTTTCTTTCCGAGAATTTCTTTGAAACGTGCTTTCACATTGTCATTCGCAAGCATTGATTTAAGCTGCGGGATTGTCGTTATTGTACTCATTATAAATGTTTTTTAGTTTAACAATATCTTGGTAGTCCTTGACTAACGCAAAGAAACATCCTTTCGTCTTCGAGTTCGTCAGGTGTATAATCATATTGACTACATTCAAGTTCTGCGCGCAACTCCTCAATGTCTACCTCTATAAGCTGAATGATTTCTTCTTTTGAAGAATACCCATACTTGGGAAGATAGTCCAAATCGCAAGCTTTGACTTCGTTTAGCTCCTTGTACAGTTCTTCAAGTTCATTTTCCATTGTATTGTGTTTTTAAACCGCCCGTACAAGGTTAAAGGGAAGCGGTGCGCACTTCGCTTCTCTCACGGCTTTTAGAAGGTCGGCTTTCGTATGGCTTCTTAGCCCCATTGCGTAGCCGGATTGGCATCCGCCAGCATTTTTAGCGCGGGTCAAGAGTTCTTCTTTTAATTCTTCAAATGTTTTCATATGATTGTTATCTTATCCTATCTGGATGTATTTCCAAATGTCAATAAATTGTTTTGCCGAATATTCCGCAAGTTCGCGTGTTTTATAACAAAGGCGAGACCCGCTACCCGCAAACGCAAACGCAAAACCGGAATCCGAATCGCGGAAAGCGAAAGAGGAAGGAGACATAATGAAATAGGGATAATACTTGTTCTCATCCGAGTTATCCCAGTCTGCTTTCCAGCCTTCATTCAGAGCTTCCGTAATAACTTCCATTTTATATAACGCAATGAAATGCCTGCGCATGTCTTTGGGTAAATCTGAAAAATCAGGGACACCTTTTCTTCCTGTTTCTTCCATTGCGTCTTCAAACGTTTTGATTCTATCCATTACGTTTTGATTGGCAAATATTTCTTTGCCGTATAGATTTTCAAGCATCTGCTTTCCTTTATTGTCCGCTTCTCTCCAAGCCTTTAAAGCGTTCTTTTTATCTACATTTAAAGTCATAATTGTAAGTTTATAGGGTTATAGAATAAATTGTTTCCACAAATCAATGAATTGCTTCCCGCAATAATTGGAAAGCTTTTCGCTTTTCAAACAAAGGCGAGACCCGCAACCCGCACGCGCATACGCACCATCGTAAACCGAACCGTAGAAAGCGAAAGAGGAAGGAGACCCATTAGGCTTGAACCACGGATACCAGCGTTTCACGTCAGCATCGTATACATTAAGTTTCTGACCTTCATTTAGAGCTTCCGTAACGATAGCCAGCTTTTGATAAGCAATATCGTGTTCCGTCAAGCCTAACTCCAATAGCTTTTTCTCATCGAGTGGTTCCCTTCCCAACTCGTGGCAAGCATCAAGGTAGGTTTTCACTCTTTCTGTAACGTCTTGTGAAAAGAAATCTTTTCCAAAGGATTCTTCCAATACTGTTTTTAGTTCTTTTGAACCGCTCCGATATAGTTCACGGGCTTTTTGTTCACTTAATTGTAATGTTTTCATATGATTGTTATTAATTGGTTTCAAGAAAAACCGGACTATCTTCACAGACCGCCCGGCTACGACTAAACAAATACTTCATCTGTAGTGAAGATGTTGCGACACCCGGACTCGAACCGGGACGAGTTGTCAAGCTCCGCACATCTAAGGTTTGACATTCCTATCATAGAGTGCTGCGTCTACCATTCCGCCATGTCGCAGTGTTTCCCGGCCAGCACGTGGACGGGACTGTCTACATTAAAAAGCTATCATGAATTATTCACCCTTACAGGCTTTGTTCCCCTGAACCAATTCGATTGGCAACATCACGTTATTATCAGGGGATTTTCTTAATTTTGTGTCGCCAAACTAAAAATTAAGAAATATGGATTTATCAGAATTAATCAAATGCTACAATATGGAGCATAAGTCTTTGTTTACCGCTTTTGCGGTATCGTTCCCCGTCTTATTTACTGTCTTGTATCTGTACATACCAGAGTTTGCCAACTTGGAGTTTTATGAGCAGGTTGTTTTCTCGGCCACTGCATCTATCTTTTGCGTGTATATATCGTACCTTTTTACCGTTATTGTATATAGAGCGGGAAGGGAACGGTACAGAAGAGGACATTTACCTTTGCTTATCTGCACCCTTGCCGCTTCCTTTTGGTTAATTGTCTTTCCTAACAATTATGGTCTTGGGTATAGATATGTGATATACGTTTTTTCCGATGTGTACATCTATTTCTATGGAATCCTTGCACTCGGCGCTTCGGTTATCGGTATCTTTAGGCTTTTTCCCCATCGAACCAAAAATCTCAAGGAACGAATAGAAAAGACTGAGACCAAAGAAAACGATGACAAGTAGCGCTCCGGAAGATAATATATTCTCCATTGTCGTTATAATTTAATTCGTTCCCGTGAGCGTTCCGATGGTTGCCTTACTACTCTCAAGCATCTATTGAGAGCCACGGGAATTATTTATTCTATTTTTTTGAACCGTTTATACCACGGCGAGCTGTTATGATACTCTATATCTCTTTCCAGTTCTTTTACCTTTCTGTTAAGAGCATTAATCATATCTTTCACTCCTTCCGGAAGGTCATTTTGGGAATATATCCAATAGTCATATGATGACTTATAGCCCACATAGGGGTCTCTAAATGTTTTCTGTATCACCACACCATATACATCTTTTTTCAAAGCGGATACTAATCTGATTAAAGACTCTCTATCAATTGTATATTCACCGTTTATTTCATATGAATCCGGCATTTCTCCATTGACAATCTGAACATTGTCAATGTAAAAGGAAAGGTTCTTTCCGTCAAAAGTAACTTCTCTGTCTCTCATATTAATTTCAATATTAAGTATAAGCGCTCCCTTCAACGCAACAATACGTGTTTGGCTTTTCAGCGTGCCCGAATTTGACGGGAAGGGATTATATATAATAAGCGTGTACGGGCGCCTTTCATTACCACCGCATGCTTTATACCGATTTAAGACTGTATCGGACGCTTATGTTGTCTTTATGACCTTTGTCTCTTGCGATACGGGCGCCCAAACCGCATACTCTCTACCGTAGGACATTTCGGTGCGAAGAAACAATCACGATAACCAAGCCTATACGGAGTCCCCGCGTTTCCGCTATCCGTAATCCTCGGTTATATTGAAATAAGTCTAAATATCAGATACCTAAACCTTATTTCACATTCAATATGTCAAAGAACTATGTATTTTGCTCCCTCTGCACGACTCGAACGTGCGACCTTCGCTAACCGGAAATTACCGGATACTAAACCTTCGAACAAGTAACCATAGCGATGCTCTGCCTGGCTGAGCTAAGAGGAAGGAGCGTTGTTCACACAACGCGGTTTTAATAGTCAAGACTGTCGTAATACTGCTTGTTGTTCATATATTCAGATACTACCGCCGACCGTGAGCTGTCGTCTATCTGGCTTCTGATGAAGTCATACTTATCGGAACTCATGCCAGATAATACATCATCGTTGTATTCTACACGGCTGCTGTATATACATCCCGCCATGATTGCTATTATTAGAGCAATCCGAAGAAGCAGAGAAGTGATTCTGTTTAAGTTGTAGGGTTTCATCTTTCCAAATATTTAATCAATTCCGATTTCTTAAATCGGAGAAGTCTGCCGTTCTTTGTATGAGGAATATTAGATATATTGTTATACAAAGTACCAACACTGCACCCAAGAATATTAGCAGCCTCTCCTACCCCAACCCATTCATCCGAACATTCAATCACTGTTTCCTCTACAATCTTTTTCACATCCTTGCGCATAAGTTTGTACAGTTCTTCTGCTAATATTCTTGCTTCTGTGCGAGTCATAACTTTTTAACGGCTGTAATTGTAATTTCCCATGTTTTCGTATTAATAGACACCTTATATCTCTCTACATCCGGTCTTGGGTCTGCTAACGCGGCTCTATAAGCAACAGCTCTCGCTGAATCGCAAGCTCTGTAATCACTTAGACGTACAGTAAGCGAAGTCCCTGGTTTAATCTTCAAAATATCTTCTCTTGTTATTTTCATATTATCTATTATATAAATTTTCTCACTTTATTTGTTTTTTCATAGAAAATAGCTATATTCGCCGACATAAAAACAAATACAAGCGGCTTTTATGGTTGCTTCTATTTTTTATGTCTTGTTGTTGTCGTTCTTTCGTTCTAACAACGATGCAAATATACAGTAAAATACTGTATTAACAATACTGATACAGTAAATAAATGTATGTTATAAAACATGTTTTGCATATATATTTGATTATTAAATAGATATGGAAAGGCTTCTGAAATTTAAAAACTTCATATTAGAGCTTGCTGATGAGAAACAAATGATTGATTGTTCTCTTGTTGGTAAGGAAAGTTTTCAGTATTGGAAGTATGTCTTTGATGTAGTTGAATCAGATGGATATGTAACTGATAGATATAATGTATGTGGAGCTATAAGCCCGGAACTAACAGAAAAAGGAAGAATATTCTTTGACTTAGGAGGATATAGCGGAGAAAAAAAGAGAGAAACAAAAGAAAAGGCTATTGATATGGTAAAATCAATAGCCATAGAAACATTAAAGGATGTGGTCAAGCATTTTGCTGTCAGAGGAATACTCGGTAATCAAATGACTATGTAATTTGCACCATTCGCTCTTAGACAAATCAAACCGCTTATCAAGTTCTGATTGTAAAAAGCGACCAAACTCTGCTGCCCTTCTTCTTAGGTCAAGCCATTCTCTCTCATACTGAAGATAGCATTCATCTTTAATAGGTGTGCCGTCTGCTTTGAATTGAATTTTTTTATTAATCATAATTCGTTCTTTGAAATGTTGTACAATCGGTTAATTGATAATATAATTTTATGGATAAAAATTTGATTTTGATGTGCAAATCTGCTACCGAATACATTATTAGGAACAAAAGCATTTCCCAAAAGAAGTGCGAAGAATTATTTGGTAGTAGTGGTACAGTAGTTTTTGAGAAGCTAAAAAGTTTAGGAGCAGGCAAAAATATTGGATACGGAGATTTGCAAGTCACCCAAGAAGCCAAACGGCTTATTGATACTAAACACTTTGACAACCTAATAGAACAGATTGAAAGAGATGAATATGATAGGAACTTGTCAAATAAAAGCAAGAAAGCCACCATAAAATCCGTTCGTATAGCAAAAATAGCTTTGATTTTGTCTATATTTTCGATGACCGGGTGGCCGCAAATGTTTTTTAAATGGCTATGGTCTATCATTCTTAAATCCGTTTATTAGCTTATTTGCAAACTCATGAATAAAGTCTTTTGTATTTAAGAGATTTTTTTTGAACTCATCGTGAAAAACTTTTTCCCCGTTTAAAAATATATTTCTTGAATACAAATCAGAATCTTCATCTACTGACATTATAATTTCAATCTTTGTTATTTTCTTCATAATATGTAGTTATTATTTAATCAAGTAATTATTATACTTTATGTTAACTTACAAATTACCAGGTTTGAAGGAAACGTTGATTTTTGAGTGAATCATCCCCTTACCCGTAGAGAGTGTTTTTCTCTCTAACGGTTCAGGGATAATTCGATGGCAAATCACCAGTATAAGTTAGGTATCGACCCCATCGGCTCTGAATTGGGTGCTTCCAATCTCGGCTTTCAGCTTTTACAGAGTTGGTTATCTCGTAACCTGCACCTGCGCACCAGTCTGCTTATTTCAATCGACTGCCTTCTTTCGTGCATCCCCTCACGGGCTTTCACCGTGAAGCTTCGGAAGGTTGTTTTAAATCTGTTATTGGTCGAACGTATTTTCCCCGATAGCCCTCCGCAGTAGCTCGTAAAGCGGAAACAATAACCGATTGTACTTTATAAAATAAAAAAATCCGTTGCTAAAGTAGAGAGGCAACGGATTTCCATATAGAAAAGCCCACGTTAGGGCGATTGTTTAATCATGCGTCTGTTGCCTCTCTACTTGCAACGGGTGCAAAGATACAGTATTTTACTGTATCTCCAAATAAATACAGTATTATTATGATGAACAGTAGGGAAATATTAGAGTTTATCACTGATAATGAGAAAGTGACCCTTTCTAAGTTATCTCAGTTGATGGGGATTAAGAGGGCGCAGCCATTGTATGATATTCGTGACGGGAAAATAAAAGCTATAAGTGCTAATTATGCGGATAAAATATTATCAGTATTTCCTGAATATAGCCGGGTGTGGCTTATTACAGGAGAAGGACAACCTTTTTCTAAAAATGAGAACGAAGAAAATATTGGTGAAAGTATCATCATGGCTGCAAGTGAACGCTTTTTAGAGGTTATGGAGTGCTTAAAGATTAGTCCATATTTGCTTGAAAAAGATTGTGGCGTGAAAAATGCACAAGCTAAAATATCCCATTACAAAAAAGGGGTTACTAAGGCTATATCTGGTGATATAATAGTTCAGCTTTGCGAAGCATACCCCCAAGTCAACGCCAACTACATCCTCACCGGCAAAGGACCTATGTTCATAGAAGATGAAGATAGCGGTTCGAGTCAGCAGGACACAGATTCCGTGTCTCTCTCTTACGATGAGCTGTCAAGGCTGTATGAAACAACCGTTTCAAGATACGAAAGGCTTTTTGGTAAACTGAAAAAACAGTTTAACGAGCTTGAACAGACTATTACGAAAGCAAGAGACGAACTTGAACAAGCGATTTTAGACGTAAAAAATGTATTGGAAGAAAAAAAGACAGCTTAAGAACAACCCCTATTTTGTAGGGGCGGTTCTTGCTTATTTTTAAAATCCGGTAACTTTTGAATGCAATATATTCATTTTATAAACCGGATGTTTATGGTGCAGTTCAGATTTATGCGTTTCAAAGTCTTTTTCCAATACGGAAATTCTTTCGTGGGCCAATTCTAGGTCCTCGGATAGTCGTAGTAATTGTTGCGTAAGAATTTTAATTTGCTTCATCATACAGGGCGCAGAAAGGTTAACTTCTTCCATGATATTACTTTGTTTATTAAAAATGATAGTTTGTATAACATATAACATCATTGTTCAATAAATGTTTTGAATATTAATATGTTATTAAGCATGTTTTTGTGAAATAAAATTATTACTAAATATTTAATGAAAAAAAATACAGAACAAAACGAAAGGGCGATAGACAGGCTAAAGACATTTGCTCACTATGCAAGGTATGAACTGAAAATTGTAAAAGGATATAGCTCCTTTGAAGTATACTGTAATATAGGAAATGGATATATCAGTAATTCGGATAAAAGTGGAAAAGGCAGAGGAACGATAGGAAGTGATATAATATCCCGGATTTCCGAAGCATTCCCTATGCTTAATGTTAAGTGGCTATGTTCTGGGAAAGGCAATATGATAGATGATACCTGGAAATACGAAGAACAGATTAGCAAAATAAAAAAGATACTATTGTGATACCATGCAGTAATAAACCTATATAACAATGTGATAATCAAATAAATAAGTTTTATAACACAATCCCAAGCGGATCACTTAAAAATCAAGCAGTTATCTAAAAAGATAGCTGCTTTTTTCTTTGTATATACTGCGATTTGACGGCTTTGATGTAAACCAAGATGTAAACCAGTAAACTTCGGGTCAACGTAACAATCTGAGGGATTCATAGCTTATGCATAAATTTTTGCCAGTCTGAACAGGAAGAAAGCTCTGTCCTTTACTCCTCTGAATTGTGTGCGGAACTCCTTTATTTTTGGCTCAGCGGAAATATCTGGTTGGTAAGTTTTAAAATTAGCTATCTTTGTGGCTCCACTGGGAAAGTCAATGATTCAAATTAAATTCCGAAAAACAATGTTTTGGGCTTGGCAGGTTACTCTTTCCAACTTTCAAAGTAGTGCTTTTGGAGCAGTTTATCAATATCACTCTGACGGTAGATGATTTTACCTTTTATCTGGATAAAGGGGATTAGACCTATATCTCGCCATTCTTGCAGGGTTCGCAAACTGACATTCAGTTTCTTGGAAACTTCAGGTTGGAAAGAAAGCGTTCTCCATTCAGGTGGGGCTTGTAATGATTTACAATGGATTCAATGCCGTTCAGCATCGAATCAAGCGAAGAAATAAATTCTTTGACTTGTGGGGTATCTTTATTTATTAGTTCCATGATTGAAAGATTGTTTTCAAGATGGCTAGATAGCTGGTTAGTTACGCAGATAGTGACCCAAAGATGAAATGTTAAGTACGTCTTTTGCCGAATCATAATCTACATAGAGCCGTTTGGATGCAGGGGCAATAAAATACTGGCTACCATCTTGCTGTATCTCATAAGTAGCAGGTGAAGCCTGTTTGGTTGTTTCCGATACATATATAATAGAAAGAAGGTACTCTTTGTCGCTCCGATAGATGATAACCGTAGGATTCAGATTAATGCTTTCCCATGTGCCAACAATGGAAAACAGGTTGAAAAACGGATAATCTTTTTTAATTCTTTTCAT